AGAACGAGCGTTTACACGGGTTGGCTATGTTTAAAAACCAATGCGATTTGGAAGCGCAGCGTGGTCAGCAAAAGTTAGCTGAGATTGGCGCACAGCGTGAAGCTGCTATTGACGTAGGCGTAATGGATGCGTTTAACAACGCTATTGAACAACAGGCTCAGATGGTTAAAGCCGCTGGTGGTTGGGCGGCATCTTTATCCGCTTCCGTTAGGCCAGTCGTAACTTACTGGGTGCTGTTTGTTTGGTCTTTTGTCCACGTGTGGTTTGCATGGAACGCATGGTTAGCTGGTTCTCCCGCAGTAGAAGTGTTTAAAACCATGATGACGCCTGACTTTTCAGCTTTGTTGTCGGGGACAATTAACTATTGGTTCCTCGATAGAACTCTGAAGCAGCGCGGCATATGAACCTAGAGCTAGCCGCTGAACTGTGCCGCCGGTATGAAGGGTATCGGGCCAAGCCCTACCTTTGTCCGGCTGGTGTGGCTACGATTGGCTACGGCTCTACCTATTACGCAGATAAGCGTAAGGTAACTTTAGAAGACGCTCCCATGGATGAACCAACGGCACGGGCGCTTTTAATGATTGAACTTGAGCATACGTACCTACCCGGTGTTTTGCGTAACTGTCCGGGTCTGATTACAGACGTTCGTAAGTGCAATGCTATTGTAGACTTTGCCTACAATTTAGGCACAGGACGCTTGCAGACTTCCACGTTAAAGAGGAAAATCAACGCCAATGATTGGGAAGGGGCAAAAGAACAACTAATGCTCTGGACTAAAGGTGGCGGTAAGGTACTGCCGGGCTTGTTTAAACGCCGCACGGCTGAGTGCGCTTTGTTGGATTAACCGATGGCACTTAAAAAACTGACGCTGAAAGCTGGTGTAAACAAAGAAAACACCCGCTATACCAACGAGAACGGTTGGTATGTTTCCGACAAGATGCGGTTTCGTCAGGGTACGCCAGAGAAAATTGGTGGCTGGGTTCGTATCTCCAGTAACATATTTAAAGGTGTTTGCCGTTCTTTGTGGAACTGGATTACTTTAGGCAGTCTAAACCTTGTAGGTGTAGGCACTAACTTAAAGTTTTATATTGAAAGCGGTGGCTCATACAATGATATTACGCCCATACGCGCTACTAGTACCATCAACAACAATCCTTTTGTAGCGACAAATGGTTCAGCAGTTATCACTGTTACAGACACAGCTCACGGCGGAGTAACGGGCGACTTTGTTACATTTAGCGGTGCTGTAGGTCTTGGTGGAAATATCACTGCAGCTGTCTTAAATGCCCAGTATCAAATTACAGTAACAGGGCTTGATAATTACACATTTACAGCTACAGCCACAGCAAATGCCACGGATGCTTCAGGATCCCCCGGTGGTGGAGCTGCTGTTGTAGCGGCCTATCAAGTCAATGTAGGCCCAGAATATGCCATTCCTTTGGTTGGGTGGGGTGCTGGTGCTTGGGGTGCTGGTGCTTGGGGCGTTGGCGGTACGTCAACTTCTTCAATTCGTATTTGGAATCAACAAAACTTTGGTGAAGATTTGGTCTTTGGCCCTCGCGGTGGGGCGTTGTATTATTGGGATGCAACGGGCGGCTTAACTACTCGCGGTGTTTTAGTATCTAGCTTGGTTGGGGCGGTTGACGTTCCATTGATGCAAGATTTTCTAATTATTTCTGACGCCAGTCGGTTTGTATTTGTATTTGGGACTAATGACTACGGCAGCGTAACAAAGAACCCAATGTTGATTCGTTGGTCAAACCAAGAGTCTGTAGTGGATTGGTCTTTATCAATAACCAATCAAGCTGGTAGTGCCCAGCTGTCGCACGGTTCTGAAATTATTACAGCTGTTCAGACACGCCAAGAGATTGTGGTCTTTACTGATTCAGCTTTGTATTCTTTACAATATCAGGGATTACCCGTAGTCTGGAGCACTCAGCTTTTAGGCGATAACATTTCTATTATTGGCCCTAATGCCGCTGTAATTGCATCTGGTGTAATCTATTGGATGGGGGTAGATAAGTTTTACAAATACGATGGTCGTGTACAAACTTTACGTTGCGACTTACGCCAATACATTTTTCAAAACATTAATTTAGCCCAAGCTAAACAAGTGTTTGCTGGCACTAATGAGGGTTTTAATGAGGTTTGGTGGTTCTATTGTTCTAGCGAAAGTACTTCAATTGACTTATACGTTACTTACAACTACGCAGAAGATGTTTGGGCGTATGGAACCATGGGCCGCACGGCTTGGTTAGATTCTGGCTTGCGTCCTAACCCAGTAGCGGCCACTTACAGTTATAACCTTGTTAATCATGAAAGTGGAAATGACGACAACGTAAGCGGTACACCTGTAGCCATTAATGCCATAATTGGTTCTGCTGAATTTGACATTGATGATGGCGATCACTTTGGTTTTGTTTGGAGAATGCTGCCGGATATTACTTTCCGTGGTTCTAATACCGCATCACCAAATGTAACCATGACGTTAATTCCAATGCAAAACTCAGGCTCTGGGTATAACGATCCAATATCTTTGGGTGGCAATCCTACTGCTACGATTACGCGCACGGCTACTGCTGTTATTGAAGAATTTACTGGGCAAGTTTATATTAGGGTGCGTGGCCGTCAAATGATTTTACAGGTTGAGTCTAACCAGCTTGGATGTGCTTGGCAGTTGGGTAGCCCCCGTATTGACATCAAACAAGATGGCAGAAGGGGTAACTCATGATTGTTATTTCCGATTTTGAGATTAATCAAGTTGCCGCGCCTAACTTACCGCTGTCTCCGCTTGAGTATGACCGGCAATATTTAGATCAGCTAAACAACGTGCTTCGCCTGTATTTCAACAGGGTTGATGCTATTTTTAACCAGCTGAAGACAGATTCTATTATTCCTGCTTTGACTAATTACACGGTGGCAACGTTACCAAGTGCAGTGACATCAGGTAAAGGCGCAAGGTCTTTTGTAACAGATGCACTACTACCCACGTTTGGTTCAACTGTGGCTGGTGGTGGAACAGTGGCTACACCCGTTTATTCTGACGGCACTAATTGGAAGGTTGGATAATGGCACTACAACAAAATTACAGCAACGTGGCCGAAGATGGCGCGCCAGTTGGAAATCAATTTTCTAATGCTGACATAAACGCTTTTGTTCAAGCAAATATAGGCAATCCACAAGCTATTGCTACTGCAGCTCAACAGTATGGCGTATCGCCAGAACAACTGTCGCAGGCTACTGGATATGACGCTAACACTGTTAGTAATTACTTTGGTAATGCCGGCATCAATATGTGGGGCCAACCAGCTCCACAAGTACAAACACCACAAGTACAAACACCGCAAACTCCCCAATTGCCTCCGGTTGCTCCAACATATTACGAGCCACCACCACAACCAATTTATGAACCACCACGGCCAGTTACGCCCGATCAAGTAACTCCTTATCAAATTAGTCAGCCACCATCATCTCCTTTGGATCCGGCTTTTGTTCAGCAACAAATTATTGCTGACGAACGTAAACGTCAAACAGATGGGATTGCGTCACTTCAACAAAAACCAGCGGATACAAGTGATGACGCAATTGCTCGCGAGCGTGGTTTTGCCCCTGTTGATTTGGGTAATGGAACGTATCGTACATACGGCGGCACTATCATTGATAGGGATGGACGTCCTGTAACGCAAGGCACAACACTAGCCCCTGTTACGCCACCACCCCCAACTCCACCAAACCTACCCCCCGTAGCTCCACAGGAAACACAGTACGGCACGGTTACGCCTTACACAACAACCCAGATTAAAGACTATATCTCGGGTGTAATGGGTGACTCTACGCTTGCACCTTGGGAGCAGACTAACAAAATCATGGAAGCGGCCCAAAAAGCAGGCATTAGTCAGGGTGATTTATCGTCTATTTATGGTAAAGGTATTGTTGATCCTTATCTTAAAACATACGGCACAGGCATTAAAGATTACATTACCAGCACACTAGGCGATAAGACAAAGTCAGACTTTGACAAGGTGGCCACGATCAATCAGGCCGCTAACAAATATGGCTTGGATGCTACCGAGATTGCTGAGTACTCAGGCCTTAACAAAAAAGGCGTTGATCAGATGTTTACGACCTTTGATACAGGTCTTGCCGGTATCGTTAAAGGTCTATCAGCTCCTACAGTCAGCGACTTGGACAAAACCAAGGGAGCTCTTGCACTCCAGCAAAAGTACAGCATTACAGATGACCAGATTGCCAAAGCTCTTGGAGGAAACGTAACTGGTAAAGACGTTACGGCTTACCTTGCTCCCGTTAAAAACTTTGGATCAGACCTTCAAACCCTAACGTCAGACCAAACTAAGACGGCTTCTGACATTCAGGCGTTTTTAGATAACGCCAAGAAAGACCCGCGCATTGAGGGTTTGTACGGTTTGGCCATTGATAAAGTACAAAAAGCTGTACCAATTCTAGGTTTGCGCGACTCTATCGCTGGTAATGTCCAAATTATCAAGGCCGCTAAAGTCTATTTCTTGACTGGCGCTGCTGGAGCTGGAACAAATGCACTTGCTCAAAACTTTATGCCAACAATTGATACTGGTAGTGCTTTTGCAGATCAGTATTTAACCAAAGCACTTCCAAACCTTGCTACATCCACAATAGGTGCGGCACTT